GTAACGGTCAAATCAATCCCCTCATGTCAGCTATGCAGCCTAACGCTGCTATCTACATGGGTCAGGGCTTCGGCCAAGCCAGCTTCGTGGCTGGTGAGCCAATTATGCCCACGGGATTTGTCTTCGAGGGTGTGCGATTCTTCGAATCCACCAACATGCCTTCCCAGACTCAAAACGCCACCATTGCAGGTACTACGCAGGATTACAACGCTGCGATCGGTATCTTCTTCGGCCCGCAATCTGTCGGCGTCGGCATCGGTGGAAACAACGCCCAGGTGCTTCTGAATAACAACGACGATTTCAGTCGCTTCATTCAGATGATCTGGTCGCTGTATGCAGGATTCGAACTGTTAAATGCAGATTTCGTTTCCGTTGGTTACTCTTTCGACGCTTGAGGAGGTAACTAACAATGGCGATCAACTCTAACCAGCTTCACGTTGCCAAGATCTATCCTGGCAACTACACCAACGTTCTTCGTTACTGGCACGAAGAAAAGACGGTTCAGTACGAAAACGCTAATGGCGTTTCTACTAACCTGACCAATCAGCCCATCGGCGGTCCTGTCGGTGTTGTTTTCCAGCCTGGCTGGATCGCACAACAGGCCGTTGGTTACGTGGACATGAGCTATCAAGCTCTGGGCACGTCTAACCAGATGAGCTACTACACCAAGCCTTATGGCTCTGGTCAGAACAGCGCTGAGCAGCCTTTCCTGAACGCTGACGTCATCGTTCCTTCACCCGACTTCCACAAGGATGTCCGGGCTGATATCACCGATGGCATCAAGGTTCCGGCTTCTGCTTACGTCTATCGCGCATCCCTGCGTCTTAGCGGTGGCGACCTCGTTAGCTCCGGCGTTGCCGGTGCCGACACCACCCCTGAGCTGACCCTCGTTCCCGCTGTGGGCGAAGGTCTGAAAGACGACGGCACTGTCGTTTCTGGTCAGTTCGGTGTCACCCTCACCGGCTCCAATAGCGCTATCGCTAACGGCAGCACCGCTTCCACCAACATCATCGACTCCAGCAGCCTGTCTGCTCTGGGTTCTGAAACTCAGTGGAAGCTCTTCACCACGACCGACCTGGGCGGCGCTTCCGCTTCTGGTCTGGCTCAGGGCTCCGGTATCTACGATCCCCGCGCTGAAGCCAACAAGCTGTCTGGTGATGACAAGGCTCTCGCAATCTGCGAAGTCTGCTGGATCATCCCCGATGAACCCCCCGAGCGTCAGGACGTTGCTCTGCAACCTGACGGTCTGGTCGAGTCTTCGACTTACACCAGCACCTCCCCTTCCTGATATCCTTAGGACGGACGAGAACAGACCTCTCCTTCGGGAGGGGTCTTTTTTTGTCTTTATTTAATAATCAGAACTGTTAAATATTTATAGGTGTTCTAGCCTACATCAGGCATAGTTTTAAACACTATGGATGAGGTTTCAAGTCTTTCACTTGAAAGAAAAGAGTGTGAAAAGTGCGGTGCTTGTTGGTTAAACGGACAGCACTACTGGGCCACGGGGGCAAAAGGTAACGAGAAAGACTTAGCCGGTTTAGTCTGCAACATGGCTAACAGCCCTAAGTGCATCAACCCCGAGAAAGGTTCTGAGGGGGGAGATACTTGGGAGAAGCGAGCCAAATTTTTAGAGAATCTTGAGAAGGTTAAAGATCAACGCTTCGGACCCATGTGGGATGCAGGCATCTCAGGCGAAGATAATTAACGCATCGGCATCATCAGACCACCTAAGGATGGTCCTTGCCGCGTGATTCGAGCACCAAGACTTTGATCTTCGAAAGGTTTGAGTAGTTGCTCACCTGCATCTCTTAGTTTTTGTACCGTGTTTTGAAACTCAGGGGCATCTGTCTTGCCCATGTCGTAGTAAGAATAAAGTCTTAAATAGTGTTCTGGATTAACTAAGGGTGCAGCTCTTTGAATCCTTCTAGCAAAATTATCTTCTTTTGGTTCGAATCCAGCTGCGGACGCCATCTCTAAAGCGTCTGGTACAAAGTCAAGACCTCCCGTTAAATATGAAGCTGCGACTTCACCTGGAATGATTACATCAGCGTTTCGGGCTCTCTGGATTTCTGACTCCTCGTCAGGATTAGTTGATTCCGTGTAATAACCGAGAGCATCTCCAGCGTATCCCAAACCCTGTAAGAGACCTCCTGCCAAACGAAAAAGGGGTGCAGGCATTGTCTTCGAAAATATTATGCTTGCACTATTTTAATGGTTTCTGGTATATGCTACTGCTCGTATAGTGATTGTTATGACCAGCAAAATCTACACACCCAGTGGTATCAAAATCACAGTCCTGTCAATTCATGACGACGGTGAGTACTACATGGTTCGCTCTGACACATCAGGGAAGGTGTTTTTTGCACATAAAGATCAAGTCAACGACCCTCCCGAGGAAGATAAAGGTTCTGATGAGGGCGTCAATCAAGGGCTTTCACGCCGTGGACGCAGAAAAGTTTCTCAACCGAAATCTGAGAAGAAGGTCGTCGTCAAACCCCAGGTCCCTACCGATAACAGGGTCAACCTCAACAACCTGACTGCTGAGGGGTTAACTCAGGTGCTTCCGGGTGTAGGTATCAAGACTGCTAAGGAAATTATTGACCTTAAACAAGGTCTGCCTGGGGAAAGATTCACCAAACTCGATCAACTTAAAGCCGTAAAGCGGATTGATTGGGATGAAGTTTTTGCTACTGGAGATGTGTTTGTAGAATAAAAACATATATGTTTTATAAACCGTGGCGCAGTTAACCCAGAACGAACTAGAGCAGATCCAGAGTTATCTGGCTCAGCAGGGTGTAACTTTCAACGCCACGACAACAGATGCTTCGAAGCGTGAAGTTATTTACGCTGCGATCAACCAGATCACGCGTAACCCAGCGCAGGTATTTGGTTATAAGTTAGATGACTACAACTTCAGTCGTGTCGCTTATCACCTCGCTTATAACATCGCCACTGTACCTGCCGGTGATTACGCGAGACTTGTAGAAGCGTGTAATAGCATACCAAGTGAGTTCTACAACGACAAGATCGTACAGCAGATCGAGCGTTGTGAAGAAGCTGAGCGTCTTACTGAACTAGCAACAGGCAAAGCAACAAGCCGTCAGGAAACGATCCTTGGTGACGTTTCGCGTTCGATCAACATTCAGGACAAACGTGAAACCGCTCGCGTGTGGCGTGAGAACTACATGTATGAGTGTGATCGCTTAGCTCAAATGCTTTACGTCCCCAACTATCGGGATCCTGTTGCTTCTCGCTATCGCTTTGAGCGCTCAGGTGGTGAGTTTATCCAGGCAATCCCTGGTCCTCCTGATGTATCACGCTCTGACAGAATTTATTTTAGGGATAATTGGCGCTAAACTTATTTTATAAAATAGTCAAGCAGCGCCGTGTCACAAGCACAACGGAAACTAGACGCCCTTAATGCTTTGCGACAAAGAGCAGGCATGCTCGGTGAAATGCTTGGGGGTGAGGGAGAAAAGTTAGGTCAAGCACTTCTTGATGTTTTTAGCGATAAATCAACTCGCGATGCTGCTCGCGGACAAATTAGATCGCGACAAAGAGCATCCGAACCCACTCAAATCGGTGAAAAAGTTCGTGATGCAGGTGGCATCACGATGGGTCAGCGCTCAGTTCCGACTCGTGCAGATTTAGGCGCTGCTCCCGAGCCTGAGTTCCCTGTTCCCGCAGGGTCTCCTCAGATTCGTCGACTCCAGCAACTTCGTCGTGAGATTGGTCCGACGCAGGGACCTCGTGAGTCAACTTCTGCCGATTACATTTTCCAACCAGCGATCCGTGGTATGCGGAATCCTGCTGGTACGGTTGCCCCTGGCACGATGTTCTCTTCCACCGGGAGAGTCACCGAACCGGGTACGAGAATCGGTGGCCGGATGATGGCCGGTGAGTATCCGAGTTCTCCTCGTCGGACAGTTGTTCGTGAGACTGAAGTTGAAGTTTCTCCTGGTCAGGGAGAACTCCCTCTCGATTTCCGGTCAAATCGTGAAGTTATGAGCGAGTTTGATCCTATGACCGCTCCTGGCATGGGTGGCCGGAAAAGTAAAGACACCTCAGGAGTAATTACAGAGTTTGACCCAAGTGCATTAGTTAGGTCACCTGGTGGTCGACTGACTTCTAATGATATCGCCCGCATGCGAGCACAGCAGGACCCAATGCGTCCTCAAGGTGTGCAGATGATGGATCTCAATGATATTGAGTTCACCATGGATCCACGTCAGGCGCGTAATACTGGCCTTGTGGGTGCTGGTGCTTTAACTGTGGGACTAGGAGAGATTCTTCGTAATCGTATTAACAATGCTTCTGTTCCTGAAGGTGAAATGCCTTCGACAGGAGAAATGTACGGACCACCTGTCCCAGATTATGACGCAACTCCCGTCGAACCTAGTATCCAACCCCCAGCACTGACCCCTGAAGAGTCAGGTGCCCTAAATACTGACATCGAAAATAAGCTGACAGCCATTCAACAATCGGATCCTACTTCGGGTGCAGTTATCCGAGCCATGGCTCCTAAGTCACCGGAACAGTATTCCAACATCGGTGATTACTACGCTGATCGAGCACGTTTCGTTCGGTCTCTTCAACAAGGCGGTGGTTTTAGTGACGTCGTTGATGCGATCAAATCAACTGCGGCAAATGAAGAGATGGCTGGAAACTTAGCTGCATTTGCTAAGGCCAACCCTCAAATGGCTTACGAAAATATGCTCCGTCAGGGTCTGATCAATCGTGAAGGTCAGATGGTTTCACCTGAGATGAATCAGCAGAGTCAGTCAGTTACAAGCCCGACTTTCGGATCTTCTCTCGGTACAAACAACGAAGCAAATGCATTAGGTCAAGCCAATGCAGCTGCTTCTCAGATGTATACCGGAGATTTCAATAATGATCTGGAAGCAGCCGCTGCGATCCAGAAAAACAACGAACTGATTGCAGCAGCAGCTCCGATTGAATACGGCAACCTGCAGCGACCTGATCAGTTCCTCGGTCAACAGTTAGCAATGCGTATGGCCGGACGCATGGGAGGTATGGGCTGATGAACTTCAACAACCCTGAAGAAATCACCAAGTACGTCAACCTAGCGACGAACGTTCTTATGGGCGTGGATGATGTCATCCGTGCTTTTAAGGACAAGCCACGGAGACCTGGCTTCCAACAGTACATGGATGAACGAATGGGTGTTACCAAGACAGGTCTGCCTGGTTCTCTTGAGGAACTTCTCAAACAAGCGGGATACGTACCAGAGCCTGAGGTAGATGAAGAAGGTAAAACTACTCAGGAGAAAGTAGAAGAAGAGATGATCGGCACCGCTGTTCAGGATGACGAGGGACTAGATCTTGATCTCGTCGATGCCTACATGGGTTCAGTTTCACCGATTCGAAGGAAAGATTTTTTCCCAAAGAAAGTTAGACAATAAACTCAATAAAGATTGGCTGCTAAGATTAACTCAGTGATCGTGGGCTAAGGGCTTTGGCTAGTACATCCACCAATAAACAGCCCATGATGGTTGACCGCCCCTTTTTTCGGGGCGCTCGACTCAACAGCACGACACCTGTTGTTGACGTAGTTAATCCTAATTTTTCTAATCTTGTACAGCTCGTCCGTGTGGGCGACCTTCCGTCTGAGGACGGAGCGATTATCGAAGATCTTTTTGTAACTTCCAAAGAGGCATATCCGGATGACAGCGGCACTCGTGCTGCTTCTTTTGGCGTTTATGTATATGCTCCAAACCAGTCTGCTCCTTCCACAGCAGTTCCCCTTCAGATCGCAGCTTTTACTGTCGGTCTTTCCGGCAGCACTTTTGGTTTGATTCAGCGGATCGAACTCCCTAAAGTAATTGCCCCGACACCCAACGTTGGTTACGTGAACCAAACTCGTCCGATTGAGATTGGTGGTTCGGAAGCTTTATACCTTGAGAAAGGATATATCCTCTGCGTGGGTCAGATTCCTGCACCAGGCGTTGCTGTTTCAGGCGGCATGAGTGCGTCAGGTGTTGATATTTTCGCGCAAGGCGGTTTCTATTGATTCGTGTCTAAAAGAAAAAAGGGATCGGATTACTTCGGGTGGGACAACCACTCCCCGAAAAAATCTAATTTTTCTTTCGGCAAAGTTCCAGGAGCTACTTCATCGTCAGCTCTAAACAGGTCGATGCCTTGGCATCAGAAATTTAGACCTGATCAACAACTAAAAGATTTCAGTCTTCTCTTCGACTACAGCTACTCGTCGATGTGGTCGAGATGGCGAAGAGGATATGAGCTTTACATGTATACGAACCAAGCCCTTGTGGGCCTGAACTATACGTTCAGATACGCTATGAACGGCCAAGCAGGTTCTGGCGGAACAGAGATCCCAGGCTTGATGTACATGTATCCATCGTCCGAGCAGGACATGGGTATGCGTATGGTTGTTGTCAAACCTCGTGACAGCATCAACCTTCTTGACCTGGGTTTAGCTGTTAAAAGTGTTTTTGATTACGACACCACTAACAAAATTATCGGTGTTGAACTTACGAGTAATTTTGGCGCACCAGTCTCTTTGATGACTGGAGAAGTAGTCTCTGACCGGTTTGAGGCTGATGGTACACCCAAAACCACATATAACAATTACACCGTTGTAGCAGTCGGGACAAAAGCTGGAGGGCCAGCAGTTCCAGAAGATGCAGCCGTGCAAGACACACTGTTTCTGTCCATGACATCGGACACCAGTTGGACCACGGTGGAGGATGAGAGCTTTCTTGTTCCTGCTCGATCAAACCCAACAGTCGGCGAGTTTCTCTCCTCAGCAATGAGGTTTGGATGCAACTGTCCCGACTACTTAGGCAGGGAAGATTTCAACTTATATAAGTACGCGCAGAAAAGAAACTACCCCTTCACAACAACACAGGACTTAAAGCCAGGTATTTATGACCCTGGTTCTGAGACTTACTCAGGGGAGAGACCCGTAAGTACGAGAGACTTTCCTGGCTTCACGAGAGACTTTGGTTTTATATATACAAAACAACTTCTTGATATTACTAACTACAAGGACAACGCTGGTTCGTCTTATTCAGATCCAAATGTCTTGTTTTTTCAGCCACGGTTTTGTAAACACATCTACGCATCGTGGTGGGATATGCAAAACAGATTCCCCAACTACAAATACCTTGCACCGTTCCTAGCACAACCGTCAGACGAACCTTTAGACGATCGATACAGAGAGTACTTTGATCGTCAGCTCGGCAAACAGACTGCGTTCCTTCAGTCGACAGAAGCACTGCAGTGGTGGGAAACTTATTCACCTGCCAAGAGTACCGTTCCCGATCACGTCCTTTATTCGGACATGAACCCGACAATGGTCAAAGTCATGAACTTTGACACGTTAGCTTCAGGTGTAACTACTCGGTTGGTTCCGAGCGGTTTCATCATGTTTGATATTGACGAGTTTAACCCTCTCCAACCAGTACCTCCCGATGAGAGACCTGTTATAGACGGCGGCATATACGTAGATGGTGTGACGAGTGGTACTTCACCATCAATTATTTATGATGGTGGCGAGTACCTGAGCGGATCAGGCGTGCCTCCCTTGTTCAGACCTGCCATTAATGGAGGAACTTACTAAATGACAACCACTCCGGTTACTCTTCTTTCAAAAAGATCTGGTAACGCTTCAGACCGACCTTTAGATACAACAGTTCAAGCTGGTGAGCTGGCAATTAACTTTGCTGCTGCTGAGAACGGTCTTTATTTCAAAGACTCAGCGGGAGATATCAGGAAAGTTACAGGGACACACTACGGATCCAACGCACCTAACTCATCACCTGCTGGCGAGACAGGCAATTCCGAAGGTGAGACTTGGGTAGACTCATCTACTTCTGCTTATTACTTGTCAGTTTGGAACGGTAGCTCTTGGCAAAAAGTGGGTGCCGCTTTTGCAGATGTTGCTGCTACTGCAAATGTCACTATTGCATCTGGCGCTATCGTTGCCAATAGCGCTGTGGTCGCTTCCGGTGCTTTTGGAGCAGTCGCTGCTTCAGGTTTAGATATAACTGTAATTAGCGGTGCCTTTCCTACGGTTCCTGCTTCAGGAGTTTTTGGTTATCGCGTAGATCCACCAAGCGGACTCTACGTATCATTTGGAGGCGGTTGGGTTCCCGCCGCGTAAGGTGCTCTTGAGCATCCACGCTCCTTTAAATAAGTTGCCGACAATCTCGGCTAATTGATTTTCGACGTCAGGTGCGCCGACCTTTTGAGCAAGATCATAAACTTCTTTTGCCATGAAACCACCGCTTTCAAGATTCTTGACGTAAAGAACAAGACTCTCATCAGCGTTGTAAGTCTTGGTCATTTTGAAGTTTTTATATTGCCCAAGAAGTCCTTTCTGACACATCGGCATGAGGTAATCCATGCTCCGGACTAGTTCAGCAAGGGTGTCAAAATCTTCGGTGTGTTGTTGATACTGTTTTTTCAGAAACTTATGTACAGCCAAGAAGTAAGGTGCTTCGAGGTTGAGGTGAATTAAGTGAGCTTGTAAGTTTAGGTGATATAAATAAGAGGCCAATTCGACCATCTGAAAAATCAGATTATCGGTATTGGCCTCCTTGATTACGACGACCTCTTCCTTAACGATCTCCTCCGTAGGAGCTGTGGGCTGCTTCTGAAGCATTCCATCCATAAAAGAGGAGGCCATCTACCTAATCATTTCATCGGACACACTACTGTAGCCTGCTCTTCCTGACCTT